AAGTCAGCAAATTCAGCCACTTCACCCGTTTGTTTATTCACTGTGCCTAGTGAAAATTGATCTATAACAGTGTGATGAAACCTAAGTTCTACGCGGTATACGGCCTTTTCTTCATCATAATTTACTGATTCTGACCAGATGGAGTGCCAATAATCCCACTTATCAGACACTTGGGTTTCCAGTGTTTTGTCATACACGGCCAACTGGATGCCTGCAGGTGAACCGAAAAGCCAAGTTTCACCACGGCCATACACTGCGGAGGTGCTAGCGAAATCAATTTCATTAATGCCGTTGAACTGCTTTACTCGCCTGCTGCGGCAATGCAGATGGGCGTCAAAGTCCGTTGGTGGTGTCCAGCCTTGCACGTCCACACACAAATGCACTGCGCACTGACGTTTTTCAGGTCTAACCAACACGTTGTCGGCTAACTCATCCATTAAATTCTGTAACTCATGGGCATGGCGCGCCAAAATCGCGTGTGGTGACACCTCAATTTTTAGGTGTGGGCCTTCGTTTTCGGATTGAACATGGAAGGATTTAATTAAAAGGATTAAACCAAGGTCAGCGTTTTGTAATTTGTACTGATAACCCGAATCGCGACCAATTCGTCCAGCCATCCAACGATGGCCAGCAAAATCTACGATGCCAGGCTCTTCAAAAAGCGACAAAATGTGCTCTTGTAAATAGCCGTTATACAGTTGCTTCACCGTATCCACACCAGAATGCACAATGTGAACACTGCTTGTGTCATAAACATCTGCTGTTGATGGGTCAATAAAGATTGAGCCGAACGGACATTCTTTTAATTCGTTATCAACTGAAATCATGTGAATATTCATTGTGCACCTATGTGGTTTAGTGTGTTTACCAATATGTGTTTATAAGACGTGTTACAGGGACGTCTCGCGGCGGTTGTCGCGTGGGGCGTCTCGTCCCTCGCCGCTCCCACTGCGACCGCCGCCGCTTGCTTCATCTGCTACTAAGTGATTAAACATGCCATCGCGTAAAACCGCTTTACACATTTGTAGCGGCATATCCGTTATTTTTGTACCTTGCTGGGTATGACATGTGCAGTCGGACATATCTGCCTTGAAGCTCATACAGCCATGCACCATAGGAATCGCTTTAGGCTCCATGGATTCAGGGAAGTAGAGCGGGGCAGTAAAGGGCAGTCCAGGCACTTCGGGTGTAAAGGCAATATCCCAAGATTGAACCGTATTGCCTAAGTGGCGGAATTGTTGGGTGTGGACTGGTTGGCCTTCTAGCTGTGTACTGTTTTCTATAGCTTGAGCTTCGGGTTCATCAGGTGCGAAGTTGGCGAACATCTTATAAAAGAAGAAAACACCTAGAACAGCAGCCGCTATAACAATAAAGAATATTTTTGGTGGCCTAAATTTATGCGTATGTTGTTCGGAAGAGTGATAGAAGCCCCAAACATGCTTTGGTAATTTCTTTTTTGTTTGATTAGCACCAGCTAAAGCACTTTTATTGCCAACACTCACAGCACCCGTGCCGCTGTGATATTCAGTGACAAAGGGCGCGCCGAAAGGGCGTACATAATGAAAATGCTCGTTTGCTAGTTTACGGGCATGGCTATCCAGCAACCCCGGCTCTTGTGTGATAAAGACAATATCCCAACCATAATGGCGGTGGGTTTCAATAGCACTTAAACCTTCAGGAACAGGCCTAGAAGAAGGCCTAACGGGCCAAAGCTGTTGCGCTTCATCAACAATTAGGATGGCACCTGTCGGAAGATGCTTAGGCCACTCTAACGTTTGTTCATCCGTTAGTTCTGTCCAGTCAAGTTTTAAATCACGTATGCCGCGGTAATAAATAGGCCGTTTAGGTTTTTCTTCTATAGTTTTATTAGTGAACTTGGCTAACAGTTTTTCTAAGGGGTTGTTTTTTTCTTCTTCAACAAAGCGCGCAATAGTAAAGCTTGTTTTGCCTGCACCTGGAGCGCCTGTTACTAGCGTAAACATATTACGGGCCCTTTAAAAATGATAGTTTTTTGAAACCGCCCATAGAAACCATGAATGCTAATGCACCAACATGGGTTGAAATAACAAGGGATACAAACACATCAAAACCTGCAATACCTAGCAGTGATAAAAGGTTTGTAGCTATATTTGAAAAATTAGATTGCAAGGAACTAACAATTTGATTAGTAGCTAAATTAACTCCAGCGTAGCTAATAACACCGATACCAATAGCGCCTAGTACACGAGCAATAATGCCTGGTATTGCGCTTGCTAAGAAAACGCCAATGGCTTTAAAAATGACAGGCATTAACTGAACCTCCTAATGTAAGAAATCAAAATTAAACCAGAAAGCAAATATCCCAAAGCGATAACAAACGAGCGTACGCGCTGGGCAAAGTCGCAAAACGGTTCATAGCTTATTTCAAACGTTTTACCCCAAAAGCTAAACGTTTCAGGCGCAGGGCATTGATTAGAGAAACTAAATAAGCTTGTATCTTGAGTGCTAGAAAGTAAGTCAGCAAAATCAACCTCTTCAGAAACAACTTGGTTAGCTTCAGAGTCACCTAAAACCGTGTTTTCAGAGTTAGCAAATTCACCATCACCGTAAAGGCGTTTTTGATTTATTTCAGCCATACAGCGGTTATGCCACGTTTGCAGAAAAATAGCGCACTGGACGGGGTCTAGCTCGTGATGACAGTCAGGTGCAGTTATGCCAGCTTCGGTACAAGTTCCTTCGCCGTAACCGCTGCCTTCGCCTTCGCCGTCACCATCACCTTCGCCGTTGTCGTTGTCGTTGCCGCCATCGCCGTTGTTGCCGCCATCACCACCATCACCACCATCACCACCATCGCCACCATCGCCACCATCGCCACCATCGCCACCATCGCCACCATCGCCACCATCGCCGCCATCACCGCCATCACCGCCATCACCGCCATCACCGCCATCGCCGCCATCGCCGCCATCGCCGCCATCACCACCATCGCCGCCATCACCACCATCGCCATCACCACCGCTACCAGCTTGGCAATAACGAACGCCGTTAACTTCAAAGTAGCTAGGGCAGTTTTCTTGGTCTTGGGATTCAGGGCAGTGGCGTTTGCCTGTTACATCGATATAGCAGCCGTCTTGGTCTACCCAAGGGTTTTCTTCTGGTGGAATTTCGGGGTCGAAGGGGTCTTCAACATCTGGGCCTTCTGTTAAAGGAGGGTCAAAAGGAGAGTCATTATTAGTAGAATCGCAGGTTTGGCCTTTGCCATCTGGACCACCACCAAGAACGACGTAATCACCTAAGCAATAGCCATCACCCAAGCATACGCCAACACCTTGGGCTTCATACTTGCAGCTGTTTTCACAAAAAGACTGTGGTTGTTGAAAGTTGGCTGGTTGTTGAAAAGAGACGCGTTTTACTGTGCCGGCGAGGGTTTGGCACATAGGGGGTAACGGAGGGGAGTTAGAATAGTAGCAAAGAGAACCTGCAGACAAAGTACCAGTTGAATTATAGATCCAATCAGCATAAACAAAATGTTGATAGCTAGATTCTCCTGAGCGGTTAGGACAATAACGTTCACCTGCGTCGTAAACATCACCCCTATTGACATAGTACGTTTTAACAGCAACAGCATCAGCAGGTGTTGAACTATTATATGTTGGCCCACCTGGCCTACCATTATTTATAGATCCGCCACTGATCGAAGGAATAGAAAAAAGGTCAGAATTTGCCAAAACCCCACTCGAATAAACTACCGAAAAACTAACCAAAGCGCAGACCAGCCAACGGCTAAATATAACCAAGGACCTATATCCATAATTTTCACCCTGTAACGTTGTCATTGTTGTCATAAATATGCCTGGCGAATCATAGTAACCAATACAAAAAAGGGGGCTTGTTAGGCCCCCTTTATCCCGTTAGCGGCCTAGCAGCGACTGAACGCGACGGAAGCCCCAAACTGCTACTGTTACACCCAAGATAGCGGCAAAGGCCGTGGTTAAATCAAGGGAGTTAATTTCTGAAACGATTGCGGTTAAATCCATAATGGTCACCTTTTAATTTTAGTTTTAGTTAGAACAATCGGCGGATTTGCCGAAATACCCAGATAGATGCATATACAGCCCCAATTGCGGCCAACAGCATATTTGCATCTTCGTAAGTCAACGGTGGCAAGCTAGTTAAGCTATTCGCCGAGACTTCTTCTAACGTGCCATAGCAAAAGACTTGGCCGTCATAGCCTTGTTGCCAATTGCCATCACACGCTAAAAGACTCATTGCAGTACCTCCTTTTATTACTTATTAGCTGTGGAAGTACTTGCAGATTTTGCTTGTGTGGCATTGGCTCCAGTAGTCGCTTTTGCTGCACTGGGAACAATGCCCACTAAATAAGGTTGTGATTTACCACCTGCGGCACGGCGAAGCATGGCGATAAACTCTAATTGGTCTCCTGGGGTAAAAGTTTCTGGCAGTTGGTCAAAAACAATAGGGTCAGCACTGACTTTAGTAACTTCTAAGCCTTTTACACTGGTTTCATCCGTGCTTGGCTGGCCTGTGAACACAGAGCAATACGTGTTGCCATCAACAGTGACTTTATTAACGCCAAATACTTGAGTTTTAAGTTGAAATTGCATTTTTAGTTTCCTTTTTTAGTTAACTGGGTTTCGTTTTTTTCTGTTAATTGTGATTTTTCATCTGATAATCTGATTAATGTGGCTACATGGTTTTCTCCAAAATCAAAACCAACTCGATAACCTAGCCAAAAAGCAAGACCGCCTAGAGTTACGAAAAAGATAAATGCCAGAAACAAAGAGGTATAAATTAGTTCAATCATTTTAAAATCCTCTATTGGGGGCTTGCCTACGGCACCGTGTGCTATTGCTTCGCAACTGAACCAAACGATAAAGCTGTTTGTTTCAGCCCATTCGGGTAACGCCCACATAGCCCAAAACCGCTCGGCTCCGAATCAAGGGATAGGCCGCCTACCCCATCATCTCTGCCTTCTTTGCTGCGAACGTGCGGCACTGCCTGAAAACAGCAAGGGACGTTCGTTCCTCACTTTTTCCCCTTGCAATTTTCATGCAGCACCGCCCTGGTGTTCGCGCGAAGGCGACGATGACGGGGATAGGCTATGTGGACAATCAGCACCACCAGTGCACTGGGAAACCAAGACTTCGTAAGCGTCCCCAAAATCGGAAGGGCAACCTTGGTTAAGCCACTGAGTAAGCACCGCGCCAGCCAATCCATGTAAAGAAGTGCCACGTTTGTGAGCTTCACGCACCAATTCCAAGTGAACCGCGCTATCCGTAACAACATAAAAGCGCTTATCTTCACTGGGGGGCTTAGGCAAGCGCTGGGGAATAATCGTTGTCATGCTGCACCTGTATAAGTCTGAATGAAGGGAGATTGTTTAAAGCCAGTGGCTCAAAGCGCGAAGCCTTTACGCTCCAAACTCTAAAAATTGGAGTGAGTAAGTCGCTTTTAACCAGTGGCTTACTGTTCATAAAAACAGGTAAACCGCTCTGGCTCGGATTCAAGGGATGGGTGTCCCATACCCCATCATCTTTGCCTTCCGCTTGTGCGAACATGTGCCGCGCCTTGGCGCCATTAGCAAGGGTCGCTCGTTCCTCGCTTTTGCCCTTGCTAATAGCTTGGCTGCGGCACTGTTGTTCGCGCGAAAGGCGACGATGACGGGGATGGGTTAAAGACAATGAAACTTGCTTAGTAGCAGCGGGTTTTGTTGGTTTTGAGTCAGCAAACCAGTGGTTGTATAGACGCTTAAAAAAGAAGTCATAGGCAGATGCTTGGGCTTCTGTGATGCCATCACATAACAATAAAGTAGTTAGTGAAGAGTCCAGTTCCCACAACATATTAAAATAAAATTGCTCACGTAAGCGGTTGAAGTTGGCATCTTTATACTCCGAAAAATTACGTGACCAAATAAGATCTTTAACAACGACTTTGATATGGCGATTGTGAGTTGCTATCCAGTTGCTACGTAATTCAGGAGCAGCATCAACATAACTACGCAGCAAAACACTGGTGGACATGCCGACGTTCATTTCACGGCTAAAAGTTTTAATGTAAGAAGGTACCTCGCAGCGAAAAAGTAAGTTGCGGTATTTCATTTGTCTTGCTCCTTCAGCTCTTCAACGAATTGAACGACATTAACCATGCGACGACGGCCAATTCGAACGGTAGGGATATAGCCTTTATCGACCCAGCCACGTACGACTTCTGGTTCTGTGCGAATCCATTCAGCGAATTCAGCCCATGGCATAACTGGGGGGAAATCGCTTTTAATGTTTTGAGTGCCGATATCAGCTAACATAGTGTTATACCGTGTAATAGTGTGCTTAACCGTAATGACTTAAGCCCATTTTGGCTAAATTAAAGCGCTAAGTCAATATGACTTAAGCTAAAAAGATAGAATATTTAGTTATGATTAAAGAAAGGCTTATAACCGCAATTAAACAAAGTGGAATAACAAATCCTGAACTTGAAGAAAGAACAGGCGTAAACCGCTATACCTGGCAAAACATAAGAAACAAACCAAATAGAGAGATAAAAGAAGAGGAAATACTTGCGTTTTGTGAAGTTTTTCCTAAGTGGCGATGGTGGCTATTAACTGGAGAAGTAATGCCTGAAGTTGGACAAACAAGCCCAGAATATGATGAAGCCAATAACAACTTAAACAAAACCGCCGAGGCATAGAGTTAACACGGCGGGCCAGTGAAAGGTGGTTTAGGAAATGAGACTTTTGTTTTTATTAGCCCTACTTATATTCAATAGTGCAAATGCATACGAAGGCCAAGTTAGCCGTGCCCTGGAGGCAACAGGTCAAGCAGTTGGAAAAACTACAACTAGCTTGTATATGCAAGAACTATGCTCAAGGCCCGATGCATTAAGAAGATCAACGGAATGCTTTAAAACGCCAAACGGGAAAAGGCTTTATGAATACGAACAAGGAGTAGAGCGAAATAAGTGGTATATCATTGCTAAAGAAGAACGAATGAAAATCATAAGAGAAGAAATAAGACAACAACAGTTTGAAAGAGAGCAAGGGAAGCACGCAGCAGAAAGATATAAGCAAGAACAAACACGTTGCCAGTTCTGGCGTGACCAAAATGACAGCCCAAAAAGAACAGAAATACTAGAAAACGAGTGCTAGGGAAGTAAGGGGGAAGGGGGATGAAAACACTATTTTTTATTATCGCTGCAATATTATTGCTCGCCATCGTAAAGCAACCAGCCAAACGCAAAAGCTCAAAACGCTTTAAATATAATCCTGATGGTGAATGGCCATTTATCAAAAAAACCTAATGACACCGACAGAAGAAGGATTTTACAAGGTGCTTAAAGAAGCACTGCCCGAATACACAGTGTTTGTGCAGGTTGGATTGTCCAGGCTAATCGACGTTAAAAAAGGCAACGACTATCAACAGTGGTTTAATCGTGTTACGCGAATGAGCGTTGACTATGTACTAGTGGATGAAAAGCTTAGAACCGTTGCAGCAATTGAACTGGATGATGCAAGCCACAACACAAAACAAGCTAAAGAACGTGATGCTAGAAAGAACAAAGCCCTAGCAGCGGCAAAAATTAGGTTAATACGCTGGCATGTTAAAAAAATGCCTGATGCCAATGAAATACGTAAAGCACTAGGCTTTGACGTGTCGAAAAGTGTCGAAAACACTACAACACAAAGTGTAAGACAGTGCGGGAATACACTAAAAACCAATGATTACAGCTGTAATGTGCCCCATAGTGCGGACTAAAGCGGGTTCAAGTCCCGCCTTCGGCACCAAATAGAAAACATAAGCCCTTGTTTATCAAGGGCTTTTTCATACCTTAAAAATAAAAACTAATTATCTGTCGTTAAACTGTCGAAATTAAACGAAT